ATAATTTTTTAAATTTAAAACAAGAGGTTTATATGGCTTATGGCGTAAATGCACCATTCGGCTTAAGACCACTCTCATCAATCAATGGTGGAAGCTGGACTGAAAAAACAACAGAATATTCTATTTTTGCTCCAGCAGATGGAGTAGCAACATATGGGGCATCTATTTTTACTGGTGATCCGGTAGTTTGGAATCCGACACTTGCTCAAGCTGGGACAGTTGCAGTTTATTTGCCTGCACGTACGCAGGGTACGCCTAGTACATATTCCGCCCTCCCTATTCTTGGAGTATTCCAAGGTTGTGAATATATTACTCCTGCTGGAATACTTATCAAGTCAGCTTATTGGCCAGCTGGTACACCAGTTTTAGCTGGTAGTGTAATTAAATGTCTTGTTATTGATGATCCTAATGTTGTTTACGATATCCAAATATCAACTCCAGGTGATGTTTTAGCTAATGCCCACTTTCCTACTATCAATGCTACTGATACAACTTATCCCGCTCAGTTTGGCCGTAATCTTGCTTTAGATATTGGAATGGATGGTGACCCTGGTGTTCATGCGAATGTATTGAATCCAACAACTGGAAATACTAGAACTGGACAATCAGCTTTCTATGCTGCTGCAAGTTCAGGGACAGCTACGAATGCTTTGACAAACGATTACCTAAAAATAACTAATACCCTTCCATTAAAGGTTCTTGGTTATACTCAAGATCCTCAAAATGTAGCAGGGCCAGGTTTAACAATTGCAACAACGCCATTCTTAAATGTTAGAGTTACCATTAATAATCATGCATTTGGCCACAATACTGTTGGCGTAGCATTAGCTTAAAGAGGATAGAAATAATATATGATAAATACCGGACAAATCGCTCAGTTACTACGCCCTGGTTTAAAGGCGGTATTTGGGCAATATCCAACATATCCTGAACAATGGACAGAGATATTTAAAACTTACCAATCAGACAAGTATCAGGAAATTGAAGTTGAGATGAAATATCTTGGCGCAGCTGATATAAAACCAGAAGGCCAACCTATTGCTACTGATAGTATGGGACAAAGAATTGTAACAAATTATATTCACAAAAGGGTGGGTTTAAGTTTTACGATTACTAAAGAAGCCGTTGAAGATAACTTGTATCAAAATCAGTTCCCACAACAAGCGATTTCACTTAGAAATTCTTTAAGGGTGACTAAGAATATTCTTGGTGCAAATGTATTAAATAATGCTTTTAATGCAGCTTATCCTATCGGTGACGGTCAATCTGTATGTTCTGCAAATCACCCAATTGATGGCGGTGTATTCTCCAATGCTTTTGGTGGAGGTGCTGCAAACGTTGATTTTAGCGAGGCAGGAGTAGAGCAAGCTATTATTTTGATTCAAAAATTCCCAATGCAAAGTGGGATTTTGTCTCAGACTATGGCTAAAAAACTTATTTTACCGAGAGAGTTGCAATTTGCCGCTTCTAGGTTGCTTAATTCTGCTTTCCGTGTGGATGTAGCAAACAATGATATTAACGCATTGTATCACAATGACTATATTCCTGACGGTTACAAAATTAATCAGTATCTAACTTCGGCTACTGCTTGGTTTATCATTACTGATGCAGAAGATGGGTTAAAACATTTTCAAAGAACACCGGTTGAGACTGATACTTACGTCGATTATCCAACAGATAACGTTATGGCTAAGGCTACTGAGCGTTATTCTTTTGGCGTATCTAATCCACGTGGGATCTTTGGTTCACCTGGAGTTTAATGTTGCATAATTAAGAGTAGGAAAATTAGAAGTTAAATATCTAATTTTCCTACTTTATTTTAAAAGAGGATCGGTTTATGGCTAGATATTTAAGATATGTTTTTCCAGCGGCTAATACATCAGATGTTTGTGCATTACAGACTACTGTTGGAGCAGGTAATCTTGTTTTAAATGGTAATCTCAGTAATCAGATTAATAGTGAAGTATCCTTTGTATCACATGGATATAGTAGGTCAATTTCTCTTACTTCTGCGGGTGATACATCGGGAACTGAATTAACTATTACAGGAGTACAAAATGGGGTAGTAATTCAGGATATCATAGCTAATGGTCCGAATAGTGACACTATTCATAGACCAGATACTATATATGATCGTATTATTTCTATTTCAGTCAATGGAGCTCTTGCTGCTCCGATTAGTATCGGAACTAGTCATACAGGATTTTTTCCTCTAATTAATATTAATCTTGAGCGTGATAATATTGATTATATTTTGACTACATCAAAATTAACTGCTGCAAGTATTCACACAACTATTTTTAGTACAGTTTTAGATATTAAAAATAATGGTGCAACTTTTTTAGATGCTATAGCTAATAATTTTAATTTGCTTCCGATTAAGGCGGATGAAGCTGACGATCAATATATTTTTCCAGTTCCTCCTTCGGGAGTTGCTCCATATTTTCAACCATCACCACCATACAATTCTCTCCTTATCTATATCAGTGGACAACTGGCCGAGATAGCCAATAGTATTGATATGAATTTTAGACAAATATAAGGAATTAATATGGCGCATAGTAGAGCAAAAAGAGAAATAATGGCTAAATCTGGAAAAAACTGGATTCAAGGAGCTATTAACCCAGAACACAAAGGTGCTTTACATAAAGACTTAGGAGTTCCTGAGGGCAAGAAAATTCCTGAGAAAAAACTAGAAAAAGCCGAACATTCTAAAAATTCTTTAACCAGAAAAAGAGCTAATTTAGCTGAGACATTAAGGGTTTTTGGACAAAAATAATAATTAAAAAGAGATGTCTTAATGTCAACTTTTACCAAACTAAACTGGCCAATACAAGATTTATCTGCTGTAGCGGCTTTGCAGAATTTAGCATCGCCTGGTAATTTAGTATTAAATGGAACATTTGCAGATCCTAGTATTCCTAACCAGATTTCTTTTATTAAAACAAAAGTTATAAGATCAATATCAATTAGTTCTTCTACTAATAATACTGGTACATCGTTTACAATTGCAGGATTTCAAAATGGCGCTTATGTGACCGAGAATATATTTCCTGGTCCAGGTATCGGTGCTACAGTATATGGCACAAAATATTATGACATTATTATATCTGTAACAGCAAGTGCAGCAGTTACTGGGATTAGAGCAGGAACTGGTAACGCAGGATTTTTACCTTTGATTGTAGTTAATACTGTTGCAACAACTGTGATTAATTATTCTGCGACAGTATTATTACCATCTGGTTCAGGTATTAATTATTCATTATTTCAAACGCTCGATCAAGTTAATAACAATTATCTTGCTTTTAATGACCAACTAACTACAAAATTTTTTCCTGCTTTGGGGTTTGTAAATGAAACCTCTTCACAAATAGGAAATTCAAGTGAGATTACTAATTTTGTGCTATTAAAAGTTAATAGCTCTGCAACCCCTATTACCGATACTTTTGACTTTATATTTTTACAGGAGTAATATCAATGCTACCTACTTCTGGAACTTTTAATTTTCAATCTATTCAAATTGAGCTTATTATCAGAGAAGCTTTTGAAAGAATAGGTATTTTAGGAGAATTTGTAGAACCTCAAAAGTTAGATTCAGCTAAAAGAAGTATTGATCTTCTGCTTTTAGAGTGGATGAATAAAAGTATAAATCTTTGGACTTTAGAATCTAGTTATCTGTCTCTTGTCCCTGCGCAGATACAATATACTTTGCCTGTTACAGTTAGTAACATCATACAAGCAAATCTTAGAACATCAACACGTCTATTAAACGGAACTGCTGCTGCTACTAGTGGTAATGCCGAAGATGCTTTTGATGGAGACCCACTAACTGCTTGTACTCAAAATGCTCAAGATGGTGAGATTTCATATGATTATGGAGATGATGCAACTCAACAAATAAACTTCGTAGGTATTCAATCTAATGCCGATCTTACTTATTCTATTATAGTAGAAAGTTCACTAAATAATGTTGATTGGCTTCCATTAGCTACAATTCCAACATCAAATTTTATTAAAGGCAGCATTATATGGATTGATGTACCTACTCCTATTGAGGCTAGAGCGTATCGTATAAGAGAAACTGGAGGTGCAACGCTTAATATTCAAGAAATTTATTTTAATAATAATATTATTGATATACCGATAAGTAATGTAAGTAGATATGAATATTTGAATTATCCAAACAAGAAATTACAAGGTCGTCCAAGTACTTATTATTTAGATCGCCAAATTATCCCAGTTCTTAATTTATGGCCTGCGCCTACTAATCAATATAATTGTTTGCTATATTCCTATAAACAAATGATCCAGGATGCTGGGGCTTTTTATACTAACGCTTTGCAGATTCCATCACGTTTTTACCCTGCTTTAATATGGGGTTTAAGTTATCAACTTGCCTTAAAATATAATCCTCAAGTAGCAGCCGCATTTAAAGGCGAATATGAGCAATCATTTAATCTTGCAACGGTATCAGATTCTGAATCCGTAAACATAAGTATTCGCGGAGATGAAGACTATGGAGAGGTTTAAATGAGTTGGGTTAATCGTTGGAAAGGGAAAAATGTAGTCATTGATGCAGACAACCCTTCGGCACTTGGAGTATGTGATGAGAGCGGCTTTGATTTTAACCATAAGGATTTGGTTAAGCAAATGGAATGGCGTGGTGATAGGTTAGTATGGACTGGTTTAATGGTTGGTAAGCCTTATTTAGATGTGCCGTCAGAACAAAATAGACCACCACTTGTAAAAGCTGATCCACGTCCTGTAAAGAATCCAAGAGTACCAGGCAACAATGCTTATTCTGACCCTAATGCAAATCCAGTTTTACCTAATACACAATTAACGACAAAACTACAAAATATTCATTGGGGAGGTTGACATGTTATTTGTCTTCATGGCTCTTGATTTAGCTAACCTAGTATGTATTGCAGGCAGGGGGTGCTATACTTATTGTAGGCGCTTATGTCAAAGCGATGATATAGCCTATCAGCAGCAAAACGATGGTGCAGCACCTCTTATTCACGAGGAGGCAATAGTGCCACCCAACCCCTATGAAGCAGAGATGGCAAGGTTTAGAGATTGGCAACGAGCTAATGAAGGAGCTGTAGCTCGTCACAGGCAAGAAGAAGAAAAATATAATGCCGCACATCCTCAATTAGATAATAGGATGTTTCAAGATCTTAATCCTTATGAAAGGTTAGAAATAGAGCGTTTTAGATCAGATGAAAGATGGGAGGCTACCCGTTTGGCTATACTTACTCGTGCTGCGGAAAATAGAGCGGCGCAACGTGATGCTGATATAGCTATTTTAGGTGATTTAGAAGCGAATGAGGATGCAATAAATTAACATGAAATTTGATGTTTTGCATAACTTTATTTCACCAGTTACAGGTAGAATACTTTGTGATCCCACTTATGTATTAGTAGGTGATAGTAATGGTATTGCAATCCCTTCTCCTATCTTATCAAATATACTTGATGCTTCATTTGTTATAGGGTCTCCAAATGCATCATTGCCAAATGCTCAAGTATTAGATTCTTTAGCTAATGGCTATATATATAATACTGCTGGCATTATTAGTACAACTCCAACAGTTATTCCTTTTCTTACTGAAGGCCATTTGTGGATTGGGGATGCGACTAATACTCCTACGGAATATAGAACTATCACTATTGATAATTTGCCTGATTTAGGGCAAACAATAGTACCAGATCCGATTGGCGGAGGGTTTGTAGGTCAAATATGGGAAGGAAATAACTTAGGGAGACCAGAAATATCTAATCGTTTAGGCGCTATGTTTGCTGATCTAGTAGCAATCAATGCAAGATTTGCTCTTGCTCATTTTGTTTTAAACGAAGGGAATGCAGTTCTTAGGTTGGCTATGCCATTTTCTCAATTTCTTGAAGATTTAGCCCCAGGCGGAATAGCAAAAATAGAAGCTACTGGTCAAATATCTATAGCAGTAGCAGGAACGGATTATCTAGATGTTAGTGCTCCTCCCCCAGGTGATGGAGTTATTCCTATTTTAGAACCTGGGCCATACCCCCCAAATCCTAAATTAATATATCCTTCTACTATCCATATTATTGGTACTGATGATGTTATAGGAATTAATTCTTTAAAAGGTAATATTCTTTCAGCAAAAAATGCTGTAACAAGTGACGATATTATGGTTTCCAAAAATAATATACAAACCAAAGAGCTATTGTTATCTGATCAAACTCCAGCTTTTACAAAATTTGCTATATTAAAAGGTCCAGTTCTTTTGTTGAATGATGTTGAATGGGTTCTGCCAGATCAACAAGGAATAGCAGGCCAGGTTTTAACAAATACAGATGGTACACAATTACAGTGGGCTAATAGTAATGGAAATGTCTCAGGCCCGGATCCAGCGGTTTCACTTAATGAAAGTCTGGCTATCTGGGATGGTAATACAGGTAGGAAGATAAAAGATTGCGCTAT